TTAGCGGTTCCAGTTGAGATTGTGAAGGGGGTTTTTCGTCACTGCATCTTCCAGGTGATCGGGCGCAAAGTGGGCGTAAACCATCGTCATTTTAATGTCTGCATGGCCCAGAATATCGCGGAGGACCAGTATGTTTCCGCCGTTCATCATAAAATGGCTGGCGAAGGTGTGGCGCAGCACATGAGTACATTGGCCCTCTGGCAAATCGATACCAGCCCGCTTAACAGCACGCTCAAAGGCTTTTCTACACGGTGTGAATAACTTCCCCCGGTTCTTGGGGAGTTCGTCATACAGATCCTGTGAAATCGGGACGGTTCTATTTTTCTTGCCTTTGGTTTTGGTGTAGGTGATGCGGTATTTTGATAATTGATGGCCCTGCAGGTTTTCGGCTTCACTCCAGCGCGCACCGGTAGCCAAACATATTTTTGCAATCATCAGCAAGCTGGGGCTTTGAGAATCGGCGCAGGCATCCAGCAGGCGTTTAATTTCCTCCGGTGCCAGGAACGCCAGTTCACCCTCTGCGATCTTGAATGTTGGTAGCCCGGCGAGTGGGTTGGGTGCTGACCAGTGGCCCAGCTTTTTCAGCGTGCCAAAAACTGATGATAGGTTGCGTTGTTCCAGGTTTACCGTGCGGGGCTTAACTGGCGACATAAGCACGCCATCTTCATTTTTGACCTCACCCTTTAGGCGCGCTTCACGGTATTTTGTAAAGTCTCCGGCAGTTAGCTCCGAGGCAATGGGATCGCCCAGGCCATTACAAATAATGCTAAGTTTTGCCATCAGTCGCTTGGGGTCGGCAAGGGTCTGTCCATATAGCGAATGCCACTGCTCGATTACTTCTGACAATTGCCGCCGGTCATCCTTTTCACCTAACCATGGCTTTTTGTTCACTTCATCCATTGTGAAGTTTTCAAACGCTATAGCCTCGCCTTTCGTCGCAAACTGCTTACGGACGCGCTTACCGTCACGCCCGCTTGGGTAGCACTCGCACAACCATTTCCCGTTTGGCTGTTTTCTGATGGTCATATCAAAGGCTCTTAATTATTTTTAAGGCATGGCCTACTATCTCGATATCATCCAGGCTGCACTCAAAAGATGATTCATCCTGATGCACAACTAACCTGTTTCCTGGCAGGCGAGTTAACTTCACAATGCTTTTTATTCCGTCAATATCAACCAGCCATACTCCGTTAACTGGTGGTGTTTGGCTGCGATCGACCAAATATGAGTCACCACTGGTATTAACCAAAAGTAGGTTACTGGAGCTGGGAGGTAGCAGGCTGCTGTCAATGATTGCTTTGCCTTCCTCAACTAACGAGCCATTAGTAAGAGCCGCTTTGTCAATTTCAGGAGAAACAAGGTCCGAAAGATGTTTAACTTTGCCGGAGTTCACGAAATTGATATCTTTTTTTGTGTCAACATTTGAGCCTGGCTCGCCTTGCCCGGTGGTTAGCCAGAGCAAAGATACCCCTGTTTCAAGAGCGCACTGAATTACCCATTCCGCAGGAAAGCTGTCTCTTAAGTATCTGTTTGCCATGGTGCTTTTAGACGCACCAAGATGATCGCATAGTTGCTGTCTTGACTTGAAATCGTAGGCAGCCATTAGCCTATGGATAGCTTCTCTTCCCCCAGTATTCTCGCCCGCCTTTACCTGTATCATTATTTAATCCTGTTGACGTATCAAATATTGGATCGTAGTATCTCTGTGTATCAACTTTTGAATCATATAAAACAAGATAAAACGACGTAAACCAAACCTTAACCGAGAGATACTGCACTATGAGCACTGATATTTCAATTCGTGTACCAAAAGTTATAGCGACTCCTGCTGAGTTCGCTGAATGGGAGGGGTACTCCCGTGGCTCGGTTTATCAGATGATTCATAACGGTAAACTGGCCAACTACATTGAAAAGAAAGAAAAAAACAAAGGGCGCGTATTCATTCTTTACCTCAAATACAAAAAGGACCAAGCGAGCAAAAACATGGACAAGTCTGCATTCAATTACAACGTTGTAGTTGGTTGTTAAGTTCAATTATGTGAACTTTTGAGGTATGAAACATGTTTGATTATAAGATTTCCAAACATCCACATTTCGACGATGCCTGCCGTGCTTTCGCGTTGCGTCACAATATGGCGAAGTTGGCAGAACGCGCAGGAATGAACGTCCAGACGCTGCGTAACAAACTGAATCCGGATCAGCCGCATCAGCTCACAGCACCGGAAATTCATCTGCTTACCGACCTGACTGAGGACCCCGCGCTTGTTGACGGTTTTCTGGCTCAAATCCATTGCCTGCCGTGCGTGCCATTGAATGAAGTGGCAGAAGAGAACCTGCCACATTACGTCATGAGTGCAACTGCGGAGATTGGGCGAGTAGCTGCAGGCGCAGTATCCGGTGATGTAAAAACCAGTGCGGGCCGCCGCGATGTTCTCAACAGCATCAACTCTGTCACGCGCTTGATGGCACTCACCGCAGTTTCATTACATGCGCGTTTGCAGGCGAATCCGGCGATGGCAAGCGCAGTAGATACCGTGACGGGCCTCGGCGCTTCGTTCGGTCTGATCTGAGGTGGCTATGCTGACTAAAGAACCATCTTTTGCATCACTTCTCGTTAAGCAAAGTCCTGCAATGCACTGCGGTCATGGCTGGATTATGGGGAAGGATGGCAAGCGCTGGCATCCGTGCCGCTCTCAGGATGCGTTGCTGGCTGAGCTGTCCACTACAAAGCAGGGGAAATCATGGCTATTGAAGACGCTGCGGCGACTGTTCCATTAAGTCATGGCGAGCGACTTGCGGGACTTAACCATATAAACGACCTAAGAGAGAAAGTATTCGGTCTGAATATAGAGCCAGAATTGGAGCGATTTTTAAAGGATATGCGAGATCCAAGGGATGTAAATAATAAACAGAATGTCAGGGTTTTGGCGGCAATGTTATTTGCAGCAAATATTCCGGCTAGGCGTCACAACATAATCGTCAGTGAAATGACGGAAGAGGAAAAGAAAAATTTGAAAGAAATAATAAACGCCTTTCGTGCCGCTGTAGGTTTGTTTCCTAAATGGCCTGCAATTCCTAAAAAACCTGCCTAATGATCATCATGGTGGTCATTGTGAAGGTAATTAACAACAACTGAGGATATTAAAATGGCATTTTTTGGTTTCGGTAAAAAAGCACGTAAAGCAGTTCAGGAAGTAAAAAAAATGGAAAACCGCGATGCAGTAGAAGCAACTGTGTGGGGCGCATATTCTATTGCCTACTCTGATGGTACATGCGATGCAAAAGAAATTGCAGTTCTGGAGAAAACAATCTCAGCATTACCTGCATTTGCGCCGTTTTCTGGCGAGATTGCGCAGATGAGCAGCAATATTCGCGCGCGCTATGAGGCGTCACCGCGTTCTGCTAACGCTCAGGCATTGCGTGAACTGGCTGATGTGGCTGGTACACCTGATGCAGTTGATGTGCTTTGTCTTTGCCTGGACATTGCCGATCAGGATGGTATCGGTGAAGAAGAAGAAGCCACTTTGAAAAAGATTGCCCAAGCGCTGCAGTTGCCATTGGACCAGTACCTTTAATGGATAAATTACGCTGTTTAGCAATCTGCGTTCTGCTGTTCCTTGTAGTGGCAGTGGATTTTACCGGACGCATTATGTCTATGCTGGCAGATGGTGTTTTGGTGGCAGGGATCATTGCAGTGGCGCTACCCATGTTTAAAAAGTCCTAACTCTATAGCCCGTGTAATGCGGGCTATATCTGAATAACCAAACAGAAATTAAAGGCGTAAACCCGCCGGGCTTCTTATTGCCCAAATTCAGGAGAAACAACAATGCGAAATATTGAAACCCGTATCACCAAAACAGGACCAGATGATGCTGGCCTTAACCAGATGCTGACTGATGCACGCATGGAAGAACGCCGGGCACGTGCTGCGGCAATGGCTGCCCGTCTTGATAGCCTGGCTTGCCGTATCACGTCCCGCCAGCTTAACCACGTTGAGGCGGCAGAGCTGCTGCGCGTTGCAGCTGAAAACATTCAGAACGAAGCGCAGGAGATCCACTGATGGGTGACTCAATGGATCGAGTTCAGAAACACGTTGAAGAAGAACTGCAGCGCCACATCCACACCGCCCGCAATAAAACGCCGGGAGTTTCCCGCGTTCTCTGCATTGATTGCGATGCACCGATCCCGCCAGAACGTCGCCGTGCCATTCCAGGCGTGCAGTGCTGTGTCACTTGTCAGGAAATCGCAGAGCTGAAAGGCAAACACTACAACGGAGGTGTTGTATGAGCACTATCCTGAAATGGGCGGGAAATAAAACCGCCATCATGCCAGAATTGAAAAAGCATCTGCCAGCAGGCCAGCGACTTGTTGAACCTTTCGCGGGTTCCTGTGCTGTGATGATGGCAACAGACTATCCTCATTATCTTGTCGCGGATATTAACCCAGACCTGATAAATCTTTTTAAGCATATTGCATTTGACTGCGAGAAATTTATTTCAAATGCTAAAGGATTCTTTTCAGGCACAAATAGCTCTGAGTCTTATTACAACATCCGTCAGGATTTTAATCATTCGGCTGAAACCACCGATTTTTGGAAAGCTGTATTTTTCCTTTATCTTAATCACCATGGTTATCGTGGATTGTGCCGCTATAATTTGAGCGGTCATTTTAATGTCCCTTACGGTAATTATAAAAATCCGTATTTTCCTGAAAGTGAAATACGCGCTTTTGCAGAAAAAGCTCAACGCGCAACGTTTATCTGTGCCAGCTATGATGAAACACTGGCGCTGCTGCAGGCTGGTGATGTTGTTTATTGTGATCCGCCATACGATGGCACATTTAGCGGTTATCACACTGCCGGTTTTACAGAAGACGATCAGTATCATCTGGCGTCTATTCTTGAGCGCCGGTCATCAGAAGGTCATCCGGTTATCGTGTCCAACAGCGACACGTCCCTGACACGTTCGCTTTATCGTAATTTTACCCGCCATCGCATCACTGCAAAGCGCAGCATGGGTGTGGCTGCCGGTGAGAGTAAATCTGCAGCAGAAATCATCGCCACAAAATCAGCAGGCTGGTTTGGTGTCGATTTGGCGTCCGGTCCAGATATCTCGGTGGAAACTGAGGTGCGGGCGTGGCAGTGAGTAAATTCACATTACATAATGCACCAACCACCGGCGGCTCGAATGAGGCCGCCGTGGCCTTTTCATGGAGTAACCCTAAAAAAGCGGTTAACCCATATCTGGACCCGGCGGAAGTTGCGCCGGAGTCTGCGCTTTCAAACCTGATCGCTCTTTACGCTGCGGATAACGAGCAGGAGCAGCTGCGCCGTGAGGCGCTGAGCGATGAGGTCTGGGAACGCTATTTCTTCAATGAATCCCGTGATCCTGTCCAGCGCGAAATGGAGCAGGACCAGCTGATTAGTCGTGCCAAAATGGCGCGCGAGCAGCAGCGTTTTAATCCCGATCTGGTCATTCTGGCTGACGTTAACGCCATGCCGTCCCATATCAGCAAGCCTCTACTGGAGCGGATTAAATATTTCCATAGTCTGGGCAGAGAAAAAGCCTATTCCCGCTACCTGCGCGAAACAATCAGGCCGTGTCTTGAGCGGCTGGAGCGCGTGCGTGACAGTCAGGTATCTGCCTCTTTCCGGTTCATGGCGAGCCATGACGGGCTGGAGGGGCTGCTGGTACTGCCTGAAATAAATCAGGATCAGGTTAAGCGCCTTTCCACACTGGTTGCGGCACATATGAGCATGTGTCTTGATGCGGCCTGCGGTGATCTGTTTGTCAGCGATGATGTTAAACCAGAAGAAATCCGCCAGGCATGGGAAAGGGTTGCCGCAGAGGCGATGCGCCTTGAGGTCATCCCGCCTGCCTTTGAGCAGTTACGCCGCAAAAAGCGCCGCCGTAAGCCGGTGCCCTATGAACTGATCCCACCGTCGCTGGCGCGTATGCTGTGCGCGGACTGGTGGTATCGCAAATTGTGGCAGATGCGCTGCGAGTGGCGGGAGGAACAACTGCGCGCCGTCTGCCTGGTAAACAAAAAAGCATCACCGTATGTCAGCTACGAAGCCGTGATCCACAAGCGCGAGCAGCGCCGCAAATCGCTGGAGTTCTTCCGCTCGCATGAGCTGGTCAACGAGGACGGCGACACGCTGGACATGGAAGACGTGGTGAACGCCAGCAACAGCAACCCGGCACACCGCCGTAATGAAATGATGGCCTGTGTTAAGGGGCTGGAGCTGATCGCGGAAATGCGCGGAGACTGCGCGGTGTTTTATACCATCACCTGCCCGTCACGCTTCCACGCAACCCTCAACAACGGCAGACCTAATCCGAAGTGGACCAGTGCCACTGTCCGGCAGAGCAGTGACTATCTGGTTGATACGTTCGCCGCTTTCCGTAAGGCAATGCACAAGGCCGGGCTACGCTGGTATGGCGTCCGGGTGGCAGAGCCGCACCATGACGGCACCGTGCACTGGCACCTGCTGTGCTTCATGCGCAAAAAAGACCGCCGCTCCATCACCGCGCTGCTGCGTAAGTTTGCCATCCGTGAAGACCGCGAGGAGCTGGGAACCAATACAGGGCCGCGCTTCAAGTCCGAGCTTATCAACCCGCGCAAGGGCACGCCGACCAGCTATATCGCTAAATACATCAGCAAAAACATCGACGGGCGCGGGCTGGCTAAAGAAATCAGCAAAGAAACCGGCAGATCACTACGTGACAGCGCCGAGCATGTCAGCGCCTGGGCGTCACTGCACCGTGTCCAGCAATTTCGTTTCTTTGGTATTCCGGGGCGTCAGGCATACCGCGAGCTGCGCTTGCTGGCTGGTCAGGCGGCGAGAGTGCAGGGCGAACGCAAAGCAGGTGCGCCGGTACTGGATAATCCGCGTCTGGATGCAGTACTGGCGGCTGCAGATGCGGGTTGCTTTGCCACCTACATCATGAAACAGGGCGGTGTACTGGTTCCCCGCAAACATCACCTTGTCCGCACGGCTTATGAGCTTAACGACGAACCGAGCACCTACGGCGATCACGGTATCCGTATCTATGGCATCTGGTCCCCGATTGTCGAGGGCAAGATTTGCACGCACGCGGTGAAGTGGAAAAAGGTTCGCAAGGCCGTTGACGTTCAGGAGGCGGCAGCCGACCAGGGCGCTTGCGCCCCTTGGACTCGTGGCAATAACTGTCCCCCTGTTGAAAATTTGAACCAGACAGGGGGCGAAGTACCGGATATTACGTCCATGGATGAAAAGGCGCTGCAGGAATATCTCCACAACATGGGCCAGAAGGAACGGCGGGAGCTGACAGCCAGGTTAAGGCTGGTAAAACCGAAGCGGAAAAAAGCATATAAACAGAATATTTCGGATCAGCAGCGCCTGCAGCTTGAGGCAGAACTGAGTTCCAGAGGGTTCGATGGTAGCGAGTCAGAGATTGACCTGCTTCTGCGCGGCGGCAGTATTCCGTCAGGTGCCGGGCTGCGTATTTTTTACCGCAACCACCGTCTGCAGGAAGATGACAAATGGCGTCAGTGGTACTGATGCCGCAGCTTTAACAATTCTTGCTCTTATTGATCCGCATCAGAGCGATCTAATTGACAGATAAAAAACGGTTTACATTCGCAAATTCCTACTATACTGTAATTATAAACAGTGGATATATATACAGTTATTGTGTGTCCGAGGTAGTGATAGGAGGGAAAATGCAGGATTATCTTTTGGAGTCGTTGAAGCTCCAGCGCATTGATTTTTTTATCAAGCTTGTAGCGGCTAGTGAGTGTAGCGACGAAGAAAAGCGGCTGGCTATCCAGTGGGTGTCCGAACTGACCGACGAGCTGATGGCGAAAATCCGCAGCCATGAATACTGCCGGTCAATGGATGTAACCAGTTAAGGGGAATCTGTATGCGCATTGAAATAATGATCGATAAAGAGCAGAAGATTAGCCAGGCTACACTGGACGCCCTTGAATCCGAGCTTTACCGTAATTTGCGCCCTCTGTATCCCAAAACAGCAATTCGTATCCGTAAGGGCAGCGCCAACGGCGTTGAGCTGAGCGGGTTAAAACTGGATGAAGATAAAAAGCGAGTGATGGAAATAATGCAGCAGGTCTGGGAGGACGACAGCTGGTTACATTAGCGAACGTTGCGGACGATAAAACTGGTTTTTACCGTCCGCAAGGTTGAACAACGAGCCACGCGAGGCGTTAGCGCTGTTGTGCATGTCTATGCCGCATGAAATCGCATGATCGTTTGAGGATCGTTTTTGCTCAGGCCCGCCAGAACTGGCGGGCTTTTGCGTAGATCATGCAGGTGCATGAAAACCACTACATAAAGCGGGCAGGCGTGGCGGGGATACGAGCGCGCGCAACGGGGTGAAATGGTGAAAATCCGGCGCAATCTCCGGCACGCTGGCGGCTTCAATTGGTGAGAGTGAGGGAGCGGCAGCAAAAAAGAAGCGCCCCGCAGAATGCTGCTGGGGCGCTGTGAGGGGCGGTATTGTTGTCGTGGTGCGGTGGGTCAGTCGTTGCGCTTGTCTTCTGTCAGTCCCAGCGTGTACGGCTCAAAGCGGATCACTTCTTCTCCAAGCCAGTCGTTAAGCTCCTGCAGTCGCTTCTGCAGCGGCATCAGCTCGTTGCGGACAAAGACGCGGCTGGCCTTTTCCACATCACCAAAGCCGCCGGTATTGTTGGGAATAATGCCCATCATCTGCGGCGGTAACCATCCGGGCGCGTAGCGCAGATTTCCGTGAAACCCTCAATACACGGCGCGAAAAATCATGGCATCAGACAACGGTGGGGGAGGTGGTAAAGGAAATCGCCGCCCGGCATAACCTCAAAATGGCGCTGGGTAAAGACCTGACGGATAAGGCGCTGGATCATCTGGACCAGACCAATGAAAGCGATGCAAGTTTTCTGATGAAACTGGCGAGACAGTATGGGGCGATTGCTTCCGTTAAGGACGGGAATCTGCTGTTTATCCGGCAGGGACAGGGAAGAACGGCGAGCGGCAAGCCGCTGCCGGTTATCACCATCACGCGCAAAGCCGGTGACGGTCATCGGTTCACCCTTGCTGATCGTGGTGCCTACACCGGTGTTATTGCCAGCTGGTTGCATACGCGTGAACCCAGGGAAAAAGAGACAACCAGTGTTAAGCGTCGTCGAAAGAAAACCACCACACCCAAAGAGCCGGAAGCAAAACAGGGCGATTATCTGGTGGGAACGGATGAAAACGTGCTGGTTCTTAATCGTACCTACGCCAACCGGAGCAATGCAGAGCGCGCTGCAAAAATGCAGTGGGAACGTCTGCAGCGTGGGGTTGCTTCATTTTCCCTGCAGCTCGCTGAGGGGCGGGCTGATCTCTATACGGAAATGCCGGTGAAGGTGACGGGGTTTAAGCAGCCGATTGATGATGCAGAATGGACCATTACCACCCTGACGCATTCTGTCAGCCCGGATAATGGATTTACGACCAGCATGGAGCTTGAAGTAAAGATTGATGATTTAGAAATGGAATAAATAAGTTCTCAATATTGATTCTTTGTGTATCATTATTGAGATTTTAATGGTGGCGGAGAATAAAAAAATGATGAATTGCCCAAAGTGTGGACATGCGGCGCACACCCGGAGCAGCTTTCAGGTTACTGATAGCACGAAGGAGCGTTACTGCCAGTGCCAGAACATTAATTGCGGCAGCACATTTGTCACCCATGAAACGGTTGTACGATTTATCGTTACCACGACAATAATCAATAATGCCCCGCCGCACCCTACGCCGGGTGGTCAAGGGCACATGAATTTTTAAAATAAGAACCTGCTGCGGCAGGTTTTTTATGCGTCAGGAATTTCACCCGTTTCTATAAAATGAACAAAACTTTCTTCATCAATGATGATCGTACCCTTCATGCGTGCAGCATTTACTTTGGAAGGACCGGCATTGTATCCGCAACAGAGCATCTGCAGATTTTGAGTAACGGAACTTCTCACTGTCATGCTGTGCGCCTCGGCAACTTCAATCAAACGCTCTTTATCTGCCTTTTTGAAACCTGTAAAACAGACGTCAAAAGTTAGGGTTTTGGGCTTGGTGGCCTTGGTTAGATGGATGTAATTTTCCGGTAGGAAGGACTGACAGGCTTGCTGTGCTTCATCAGCAGATGTGCATTCTTGAAGTATTCTATCTTTACGAAACGTTCTTATTGAATGGGTTGATTGGCATATACCCTGAATGTGGTTATCGCTGTAGCTAACACTGCTTATTGAATGGGCACCAATGCGCGCATTCGCATTGATGTAAACAAAGTGCATTTCTTCCATGTGAATCACCTTTATTACACAAACGGCTAAGACGTTATGAACGGTGGGAAAATTGGCTGCCGCCATTTTGCCGCCACAGCCAAACAAAAAGGGGTTACGTTTTCACGTAACCCCTTGTTTTATTTGGTGGAGCTGGCGGGAGTTGAACCCGCGTCCGAAATTTCTACATCCTCGGTACTACATGCTTAGTTTGTCTTTACATTCGCACGCCAGCTGCGGACAGACACGCCACTAACGAACTAGCCTGATTAGTTTTAACGCTTCAACCCCAGGCAGGGCTTCCACGCGATCTCTTTTGGGTTTGACCTCTCTTTGATCCCCGTCTTAAGAGCGGAAGCTAGGGAGAGAGGGCTCAGAGCAGGTTATTAAGCTGCTAAAGCGTAGTTTTCGTCGTTTGCGACTATTTTTTTGCGGCTTTTAACGAGGCAAACCGCCCCTCGGCATGCACCTTGGGTTTCGCAAATCCCGTCGAATCCAGAATCAGCCCCAATAGTGTTGAACTGAGTATACCAGATTTCACTTCCTGGATACCAGCCCGGAACGCTAACTTATTGAATAGTACAATAAGTGTGCAGAA